GCACGACGCCACGCTCGAAGCGGATCACGTCGACCGCGTGGTCGACGGCTTCCTCGGCGAGACGGGCGTTCGCGGTGCTCACTCGGAGCCCGCGCCCTTCGCGTCAGCCGCCATCCGGGCCGCCTCGCCCGACGTCGCCAGTGCAAGCTCGCCCAGTGACGGCCCTTCCTCCTCGGCGGCCGCGATCTCGGCCTCCACATCCACACTCGCCTCGATGACGCCGCGGCGCTGCATCTCGCGCAGCGTGGTGGCGCGCGACAGCAAGCCGCGGCTATTGAGGTCGGCGACCAGTTGCGAGGACGCATCGGACAGCGTCGCCGCGCCGAAGTCCTTGAACAGGCTCACCGAGCCGGCGCGCTCTGGCGCAATGCCGGCGTACTGCGCCATGTAGACCAGCGCCTGGTCGAGCGCATCCTCGAAGCGTTCCGTGAGGCGCTGCAGCTCGCACTTGTTGCCTTCCTGATCGCCCGCCGACTCGGTGGCGCTGCGGTCGCCCGGCTGCTTGACCAGCAACTCGGCGCCGGATTGGATCATCTGCGCCTCGAGCGCGCGCAACGCGACCTCGCCGGCGCCGATGGCCGCGCCGGAGTGCTCGACGAACGCCATCTCGGCGTATTGGTTGTCGCCCAGGTTCACCGCGGTCGACGCGCCCAGCGTGAGCTGGAACGTCTCCTGCACGCCCTTGACGGTCAGGATCGGCACGCGCGCGACGTGCAGGATGGTGTCCTGATCGCTCTGCGACTGCCAATGCTTGACGTTTAGGTGTGCGAGGTCGAGCAGCGTGGGCGTGCCGAGCATGAAGCCTTCGCGCCGGCCGTACAGCGGGACGAAAGGAATCTCCTTGAGGCTGTTGGTGCCGGCGTCGACCAGGTTCCAGCCCTTGTTGTCGGGCGACGCCTCCCACAGCTCCCAGCGGCCCAGGAACAGCACGCGCACCTGCTGCACGGTCTTGGTGGCGTACGGCCCGTCCGGCTCCTCGCGAGACTCGGCGATGCGCAGCTGGGACAGGCGAACGCCCTTCGGCGTGATCGCCGCCTGCCAGCCGAGGATCTGCGCGTGCATGACGCGCACGAAATACGGGCGAGCGCCGGACGCCTCCACCTGCGCGACCGTGCGCTTGGGCATCGGGCCTTCGATCGGCCGCCCCTGGGCATCGCGCGGGCGCGTGTCGGGGTACTCGACCAGGATGCCGGCCAGGCCATAGAACGATTCTTCGAACATCTCGCCGGCGAAGGCGTGCAAGTTGACGCCGCCGCGGTCGATGTCCTTAGCCCATTCTTCGATGCGGGCATCGGCATCGGACAGTGTCAAAGCCTTGGCGAACGGCTTGCTCGCCATCACCGACACGGTGCGCCGGTAGGCAGGGAACAGCGTCGCGGTGTCGAGGCGGCTGCGGTAGCCCTCAGCCGTCTCGCCCGGCCACTTCGGCAGGTGCGCGACGCCCGCCTTGCGCATGGCCGGCGTGCCGCCCATCAAGTCCTCGCAGACGGGCCAGTTTTCGGCCAACGCCGCGACGTCGATCGACTGTTGGTTGACGGCAAGGGGCATTTCAGATCCTCAGGGGTTGCACCAGCGCAAGGCGGTGCTGCACCGGGTAGCGGTAGGCGATGAAGTAGCCGGCGGCGTCGATCACGTGGTCGAGCCCTCCTGCCTTGTCCGGCTCGCCGTGCTTGTCATAGGCCTGTTTCTCCAGGCTCTCGACCAGCTCGGGGCAGCCTTCCGGGTTGACGCGGTAGCGCCTTACGCCATCGCTATGCACCATCTTGTTCACTGCCAGCACGCGATCCTTGACCCGAGGGTTTGCGGGGTTCACGCGCACGGAGAAACCGGCCTGCCGCAGTACGGCGAGATCGGATTCGCTGGCGTTGTTGCTCTTCCGACTCGCACCGCTGGCGTCCGGGTAGACGATGATCGGGTTGCCCGGGAAGTCGCGTTTCAACAGGGCCGCCATCGCAGGCGTGTCCAGCACCTTTGTGCGTTCCGTCACTGCCAGCGGATCGTCGCCTCGCAGGACATGGATCACCGCCGACATCTTGCCGACGTTGAAGTCCATGCCCACGTGCAGCGCCTCGCCCGGCTTGATCCCCTCGCCAAGCGGACAAGCGTTCTTGCTGCGGTCGAACTCGGGATAGACCGAGCCAGCGACCAGGTTAACGAACTCTCCGTCGAGGTAGGCCGCCAGCAGGTTGCTCGGGTAGGACGCGCGCAGGCTGTCGATGTAGCCCGCCGGCAGGTTTCGGCTGTTGCTCATCGTCGATGCCTTGATGATTCGGTAGCCCGGCGCGCTATTGCGCTGCCATCGGTCGTACACGAATCGGAAGCCCTCTGGCGTGGTCGCCACGCCCACGGTGTTGAGGCTGCCGTCCGGCTTCTTCTGCCGGTTGCGGGAAATGATCTTGTTCCACGCCTCCCGCGCCTTGTCCTCCGGGAGTGTGTCCAGTTCGTCGACTAGGCTATCGGCCACCTCGTAGCCGATGATCCGCTCGGGGTTGTCCATCGTGCGAAAGATGATCGCGCCCGCATCCTGGACGTGGATCATCTTATCGTTCTTGTTCGGCTTGAACTTCAAGCCCAACTCTTCCAGAGACTCGTAGAACCGCGGGAAGCCGATCGTGGTAACGAGGTCGTAGGTCGGCAGGTAATAGGCGACGTTCTGCCGCGGGTACTGCAGCTTCTTTGTCATCGCGCGCACGACCGCTGCGTGCGTCTTGCCGGATCCGAACCCCGCGACAAGCGCAGGGAATTGATCCTCGCAGGTGACGAACTCGTATTGCGGGTCAGTGAGCCGTACTTGGCGAGTCGTCATAGCGGATGATCTGAATCACCGGCAGGCCGCTCCCTTCGACCTTCGCGTCGACCTCGACCGACTCCTTGGGCTTGCCCCATCCGCGGTCAAGCAACGCCACGGCCGCGACGATGCGATCCTTTGGCTCGTTCTGCACGCCCATCATCAGCTCGTGCAGCACCTTCACACAGTCTGCGGTGTGCCCGCGCGCAAGCTCGGCCAGGCTCTCCCCATTCGGCCCCACCCTGGGGCTACGGCCGCCGGGGTTCGCCGACTGACCTTTCTTCCATGTGGTCTTGGTTGCCGCTCGCTTTTTCGGTTTCGCTGTCGTCATGTTGGCAGTCAGCCTTGCCGGCCGCCTCCTCTAGTGGCGCCGGCCTTGCCAGCGGGTTGATTCTTCGTAGCGCCGCGCGCACTCGCGCGCAGGTGGTGCAGGTCACGGTGCGCGACGGCGCCATAGCCGTGCGATGCCGAACGCGAAGCACAGCAATGCCGCCGCGCCGATGATCAAGCTCAGCAGCACAGCCGCGCCGAAGGTCACTTGATCACTCCTGCCTCGCGCAATGCGGCCATGCACTGGGCGGTCTCGACGCGCTGCCCGAGCAACGCCTCAGCGAATGCCTGCCAGCCGATCGCATTGAACTGCCAGAGCACGACATCCTTCTCGCCCAGTCGCGGCTCGCGCGGGGTGTCAACCTTCGGTGGTTCGAAGGCTCCGCAATCGACCTTCGGCGGCACGAATACGACTTGCGGCTTCCGCAGCGTCGCGCACGAGCACAGGGTCAGGCTCAGGACACACAACAGGAACAGGCGCACGGTCATGGAGTCGGCCCTCGATGGCAGACAGGCGGGAGGTGATAGCGGCGGCGTTGGTGTCCATTGCTTGCTGCGCGGTAGCTGTGAAGCCATCGGACACGCCATCACGTGCGAGCGCCTCCTTCACCGTACGAAGCTCAGCCGCACTCGCTTCCGCTCTCTGCTCGGCGGCGTCGGCACGTGCATCGGCACGAGTCCCGCGAACCCAAAACAGTAGGCCGACGATCAGCAGCGCGACCGCCAGCACGCTGAGCGCGAGGGTGGCGTACTTCCATGCTTGGGCGCGGAGTTCGGACAGGATCATTTGCGCGGCTGCTTGCCGTCGATCTTGTCGGCCAGCCGGATCAGCCGCCAGCCCATCCAATAGACCGGCGCAGCCAGGCGCTTGCGGGTTGCGAGGTTCATGCCGTCCCCATGCAGGTTTGGTATTCCCATTGACGGCGCTTCGGAATGCCGCCGCACTTGTTGCGCGGGTCTCGGCAGTCCTTGCCCTTGATATAGACCCACCGCAGGATCTGCTTGCAGGCACCGGCCACGTCCCCACGGTTCAGCAGCTTGGCCGCCGTGGATCCGCAGAAATTGGCCGTGCCGACGTTGTAGGCGAAATGCCCGAACGCCTTGATCACGTTGAAATCAAACTCGCCGCGAACGCACTGGCCCATGCTCGTGAGCATCCGGCTCACGTAGCGCGTTTCCATCGCCTGACACTCGGCGTCCGTGTAGGTTCGGCCCGGCACGACGCCTTCGCCCGTCACCCCGGCGCAGACCGTCCAGACCCCGCCCAGTGCATCCCAATAGGTGCGCTTGACGCGAAGCTCGCTCACGCCCAAGGCAACGACGATTGCCAGGATCAGTGCGGCACCAGCCGCGCCGAACTTAGCCTTCGTCATCGTCTTCGTCCTCGCCCGCGTCGATGGCGGCCATGCGCTTCTCGTACAGGCGATGCGAGCGCTTGTCGGCCTTGCGCTTGTAGTAGAACTGCACGCACAAGCCAGCAAAGGCGACAAGCAGACCGCCCACGGCCGCGACCTCGTTCGCAGTCCAGCCGCCGTACACGGCGACACCGCCCGCGCTCAATGTCACGTTCTTGGCGATGTTCGCCACCTCTGCTGAGTGCACTGGCTTACCCCTGTTTCTTGCGCCGCTTAGCCGCAAACTCGATGCGCTCGATGTCAACCGGAGCGCCGGTGTAAAGGTCACGCGAGCAGGCGATCAGGACGGCGCGCTCAGGGCTTGCGCCTGCATCCATGGCGCCGACGGCA